ACGCTCCACATACATTGAATCAAGTTCTTCAAGCAAACTTCGGGTCTTTTTCTGCATTCGATCTGGGCCTTTGGATTATTTAGTGCATTACAAGTCTTAATAAATATCTACTATACAGGAATACCTATGACAAGTCAAATCAACCCCAATAATATAGACGGCACCTACCCCGTTGCAGGCCAGCCCAACAACACACAGGGCTTTAGAGATAATTTTACCAACATCAAAACCAATTTTCAGATAGCCGCAACAGAAATTACTGACTTGGAAAACAAGGGTGTGTTCAAAGCCGCTCTAACAGGTACCACACTTGACAACAACATGGCGGACAACTTAATATACGCCGTTAAATTGAATGACGTTAGTTACACTTATTTTCCACAAACTGCCACAGCAGGTGCTATTGCTATTGATTATGCAGCCGCACAATACCAACTGGTTGCGCCCGCTGCCAACGTTAGTTTGAGTTTCTCCAACTGGCCCACCTCAGGTGATGAAGGCATTGTTTACGTTGATTTTTATGTAACTAATACTGCTTACACAGTCACATTGCCTGCCGCAGTCAGTGTGGGCACAACCGGCATACAAGGATATAGTGCCAATGTCATTACATTTGGTGCCACTGGTACCTACAGATTTGCATTTAGTACTGTGGATTCCGGCACCACAATTGCCATCTATGATTTGAATCGCGCTCTCACTGCTTATACCAATCCATTTGGATATGTTGCTGGCGGTGGCGGTACTGTGACTCAGTCTAGCAACAAAGGCACCACAGTTGTATTGAACAAGCCCAGTGGACAAATTACAATGAGTAATGCGGCATTGGGTGCTGGTACCATTGTGAGTTTTACTTTTACAAACAGCACAATCTCGTCAACTGATTTGTTAGTGATCAATCATGTGAGCGGTGGTACCATTGGTTCTTATACATTTACTGCCGCTTGCGGATCTGGATCTGCTACTGTTTATGTTCGTAATGCAACATCGGGCTCGCTCGGTGAAGCCATTGTGTTGCGTTATGCTGTAATCAAAGGTGCTGTGGCTTAATACGTGGATACTTTTTGTGTCCTGCCTTGGTTTGGCAGAGAAATCTATTGGGATCAACGAGAAACACATTGTTGCTTGTTACCGCGCAACCATGATATAGAAAAAATCAAAAAACAAATGCTCAATGGGGAGAAGCCCCAAGAATGTCAAAAATGTTGGAATCTAGAAAGTCAGGGATTACAGAGCGACCGTCAATTAAAAAATTCTGCACTAGATTGGTATTGGGATCGAGATTTAAAATTTATCAAACAAGAAGCCGAAACCGGTAAAAATGATATACTCATGCTTAAATTGTTCACTAGTTATACTTGCAATGCCACTTGCGTGATTTGTAGCGATAATTTTAGTAGCAGTTGGAGTCAGTTAAATCATCGAATGAATTCTTCAATTCCGATCCGACGTTCTACATCTGTAGATATTGATTTAATTAAACAAAAAGTAAATTTCAAAGAACTCAAAATGTTGAGTATAATAGGCGGAGAACCGCTTTATGAGAAAAAGAATTTTGAACTGCTTGAGCATTTATTAGATCTTGGTAACTCTAATGTATTCCTAAGTATGGTGACCAATGGTAGTGTTGCCCTTAATGCTCATCAACAGAAAATTTTAAGTAAATTTAAAAATGTAAATTTCTGTGTCAGCATTGACGGAACAGGGCCAATATTTGAATATCTTAGATTTCCATTGAAGTGGCAGGATCTATTAGACAACTTGAAATTCTTTCGTCAAGTGACTGATAATGTAAGTTCAAATTACACATTGAGTAATTTAAATGTGCTGTACCATAATCAAACTGTTGATTGGTTCAATCAAAATCAAATTACTTACAGCAATAATCCTATTTACTATCCATCTTGGTTGCAACCTAGTGCATTACCTCAGAATGTCAAAAATCATTTAAAAGAAATACTTCCAACAGTGGATTTTGACACCTACATTGGAACAGAACATACCGATCAAGATCAACATAACTGGCAAGAATGTTTGAAACAACTAGCCCAGCAAGATGCCGCAAAAGGCATCAAGTGGCAAGAGTACCTGCCCGAATTATTCCAAATTACGAACTTTTAATTTGTCCCAACAGTTGTTTTAGTTTTGCACTTTGAACATCTGCTGTGACCTTGGGTGCTTCTAGATCAAAGTCTTCTCGAGGTTTGGCCCGTTCCCAAGGTGGGCTACTAGATTCATCTTCTGCAGGTTTGACTTGACTACGAGCCTTGATTGAATCCATGATCGAACTTTGTGGCTTGTTGTAGCCGGTTCCTTCATCCCCGCCCTCGTCTGTGATACGCATGGTTTCAATGTTGTATTCTAAATCAATCTTTTGTCCTACACCTGTTGAACTACGACTCTTCATACATTGAATCTGATACTTGCCACGCTCTTTCATGGCACGACTTGTAAAGATACCAAACACGTTGTCAGCAGTATTGATCTTAGAGATACCACCTGAAATGTGCGAGTGATCAAATTCAATCTCTTCCACAGCACTACGATTCAACTGCGATGCAGTGACCATGAGTACTGCTAGTTCTTTGGCTAAGTTGCGCAATTCTTCACTCACATACTTGTCTTTCACAAACAAGTCATTGGGCGAAACTTTGGCACTCACAGGCATCAGCAAGTCCAAATAGTCAATCATCACAAAGTCAACTTTCTTGCCTGTTTGAATTTGATACTCTTTCAAATATGCACGAATGTCATTGATATTGCTTTGTGCTGGCAGGCCTTTGACTTGATAGTTGCCGGACTTCTTGGCAACCAGTTTGACCTTGAGTTCAGTTGTGTCCATGTCTCGGCGAATGTCTTTGGTGCTCATGTTGGTTAACATAGCATCTGTTCTCAAACTTGTGAGTTCTTCACTCAGTTCTAGTGTGATGTAAACTCCACTGAGTCCTTGTTGCAACCAGTTTAGCGCAATGTTCATCATCACAAGACTCTTACCCGAACCTGAGCCGCCGGCAAAGATGTTTAGTTCACCTCGGCTAAATCCACCATACAACAATCTATCCAGTTGTGGCCATCCTGTTGATACTTGGCCACCCGAATTGAAATATTTCTCAATGCGAGCCTTGGGGTCAGCAAAGTAATCAGTGCCCATGTCTTTGGTAAGTGATATCTGTACTGCATCTTTGATAAGTTTTTCAACGGGTTCAAACTCGCCTTTTTCCAACAAGTCTGCTGATTTTAAAATAGCACGTTCAAGTTCTTGACGTCGAGTAAATGCTTCAAACTCGCCCATGAACCAGTCAAAGTGGCCTTCATTCAAGTCTGGCACCGGTGCAAGTCGAACCCCTGTGGTTGCAGAGATCTGCTGCCTGTCGGGCATGGTCTTGTGTTTGTCTGAGTGTTCTTTAATGAACTCAGCCGCTGGTCTCAAACTCTTGTCAAAGTTCTGTGGGTTATAGATGTTTTGAACACGCACATAACTTGTTGCGTCTTCTAACATCATCTCTAAGAATAATCGTTGGACATCAAGTCCGTAGTCTTTAAGCATAGTATATTATATAATCAATTAGTAGGTAATGTCAAGTTATTATTGTATCTGGTTTGTATTTTTGCCAAATCATCCCATGAATTAAATTTATCAATATCCACAGACCATACTCGTTGATGTTCTAATCGTTTGTTAATTAGTTCATAAACAAAAATAGTCCATGCAATTGACCAATCATTGAAGTAATTTTCAATTTTCCAAAATGAAATAAGTTCTTCGATCGACAACGGAGAGTCCGGGATATTCAATGAATAAGCCAGTTGTTGTTCCCAATATTGATTAAAGAACTGTTCTTGAGATTTAGAAAATTTAATTTCTAGTAAATTTTCAACAGACCGTCGATCGGCCAATTGCCAACAATCTGTACAATTTTGGACAGGGCGTCTTTGTTGAATGTGATCATACCATTCAGCAATGTGCAACAGGTGATTATCTACTAAGTTACCCAATGTCCTGTTTAATTTCTTAAAACAAATATTATATAGAACATTACCGATACGTGTGTACGGATATATTTGTATAATTTTTGCATTTGGAAAAGATTTAGAAATTTGTTGCAGATCAAAATTGTGTGTTACTATAACTCGATGCCCTTGTAATCGACTGAGTTCTTGGTGCCAATTATCAACTCCATTAGTGGCCAAAACTCGAGGATCGAACGTAGTATCTGTCCTAAAGAGAGATTGATTTTTGTCATAACAATCAGCAAATAATCTTCCTAAAAAATTCCCTGAAGAACCTTCAATATGGCTGATCACAAGTTGAACTGTTTCTTTATTTTTAGTGCCCATTGTTTGTGTGTTTCTGGTCCTGGATGCGTTTTGTCCTCAGCTGTGTCTATAAAACTGTCATAGTCAAATCCAAATAATTCACCGTGACAATTTTCATCAACAACAAAACATTTGCTATGTTTGGGTACAGTTATTGGTGCAGTATTGTACTTGAACTCTCTAAATTGTAATATCACAATTCCAGACAAAACATTAGCCCTGTAATAATGATCAATGATATCATTATTTGTTACTAGAAATCCTGCAGGTGCATAACAGTTTATCCGATAATCACCTAGTTGTTGATGCCAACATTGATTAAATTCTATTCCTACTCCAAAACTAAAACTACTACCAAATACAGATATGTCTGGATTAGCATAATGATCGTTGCCCCGGTACCCTAAACTGTTAAATTTATAAACAATGGGCCGACCTTCTTTGTGTCTTGCAAAATAATCAAAGGAACAGTTTGCATATTTTCCAAGCCAATCATAATATGAAGATGCATACCCTGGATCATAACTGTTGCAGTTGTTTGACAAGTTGCTTCTTCCTTATTTCTATTTTGATTCGGCTAGTTTCTCTTGAGGCCATAATAGTTAGCAAGGCCCCCAATCGCCCTAGTTTTATCACAGCATCATTGACATCTTTACAACCCGCCGGCCACTCAGGTATGCTCACTGCCCATCCCAGTTCCACAGCACGGTCGATCAGTTCTACACCCGCTGTGTCTTGATCAGGCACCACTGTAACTTCACGACCAAGACTGCGAATCAATCTTGCTTGTGCATCACTGATGGTATTGTGCATCACAGCAAGTCCTCCTATGCTTAGAGCATCAAAGATACCTTCCATCACCAGTACATGTTGCCAGTTGGCATGTTGCAAGTCTGCACCAAACACATACCCTGGTTGTGAGTGATTGATGTACCGGGGCTGTTTGTCATCCAAGAACCTGGCAGTCCACCCAACCACTCGGTTGTCATATGTGAACGGCACCAACACAAAAGGCCTAACCCAATGAACTCCATCGTTCTTGATAGCAGTCATCATGGGAAAGTCTTCTGGCACACCACGTCGACGAATGTAATCCCAATATCGTGGAAACTCTGGAGTGATCACTTCCGAGAATGGCGGAAAGTCATCTGCTTCTTCAAACTCAATGGCACTCAGTGCATTGAATACTCGTTGCCGATCTTCTAGTATGCCGTGGATGCTACGATGCCGCAGACTTTCAAGATTGAGCATTTCAATCTCGTTATCGGGCACACCCATCCATGACAACAACCGTTTGGCTTTGAATCCCACTGTGCGTCCTAGTACAAAACTGGCTGTGTATGAGCAATTGAAACAATGATAACTCCAACCCTGTTCGGTTACCTTGATGCCGCCTCGACCACGCTTGTCCTGACTATTTCCATTATGGGTGCAACACACCGCATTGAAACTCAGCCAGCCCTGGGGACTGGGTCGTCGTTTCGCAGGTAGGTAAGCAAGAATGTCTAGCATCTGTTGAGTATAACAGATTAGTTACACTAAATCAACGATATTGAACGTTTTGTACTCGTCCGTTTGTGAATAGTGCAGTAGCACTCACGTTGCTTTGAAACTGGACCGGCAAATATCCCGATCCACCATTGGTAATTGTTACTCCAGCCACTCCGCCATTTGGATCAATAGTACAGGTGGCAGTTGCACCAGAACCGTCGCCTAGGATTTCAATCAGGGGTGGCGCCACATAGTACACTCCGGGATTGGTTATGCTAACTGAAGTTACCACAGTATCTGTAACTTGTACAGTGCCTGCGGCACCATAGCCAATTGAGTTATTGAATGCCAGGCGTAACAAGGGGTGGAAGCCAACTACATTAAGATAATCACTCACAGTGTCGCATAGGTATTGTCTTGACTCTGTGACATTGTACCAAACTGATTCATAGTTCTGGGCGGCCTGTATTTTGACAGTGCCTGTGTAGCCTACCAAGTCATACTTGACTGTGGTTAGGCTTGAACCGTTTGTGGGCATGAAACTGCTGTAGAATTCGGTTGATTGGATGGCATTGATTGGCTGTGGAGTCAGCGCCCAGTCTGGCCATTGTGTTGGTCCCACACCAAAGTAGTTGTTCTTGCCGTACATGTCAGGTACTGTGCAAACTGCGGCTGGTATGTGCTGTGGTAATATTGAATCCACAATGTTGCAGTCTGCTCGTGCTTGGCTGTTGGCATCAGTGTAGGCGGCCTGCACATAGTTGCCGGCTGTGCGTTGTATACTGTAACTGGCTGGCTGTGCCTGTATATTAATGGTATCTTCTGTACTGAGCACTACTTTGACTCTGCCCAGGGCAGAACTCAAGATGTCCATTGGCTTGGTAATCAACAGTTCATCTCCTGTTTGGTTTACCACACGGAAAACAAAACTTGAGCCTGCAATATTCACAGGCTTCTGGTCTTGATTGATAAATTCAAAGAGCAGAACATTGTCCACTCCCTTGTTGATTGTTAGTTGTTTTGCGTACACTGGGTCGTACCTCGCTGTAAAATATCCGCCACTGGTGTCTATCAAAAGT